CCCAGTCATAGTCGGTCTTGAAGTTGGCTTCAAAAACACCGACCGCTGCGGCCTGAGGTACAGTCACGATATCATAGTACGTGCCGCCGACGGCAATACTGCCCTGGATTTTGGTATCCAGAGTCGGACTCGTACCGCTAACGGCCGTGATGATGATGGTGACCTTTGCGTTTTTGACCGGGCCGAGATTTTTCCCGGTTCCGGTCGTGGCCCCCGCCGAGAGAGCAGCACTTGCCGCAAGACAAGCGTTGTCATCGGGAATAATAGTTGTTCTTTCCATTTTCTCCTCCCTCAATAAACCCCGGTGATCTTTTTGATCCCGCTCATCCGGGCCGCACAACGCGGATGAAAAAGCACGATCCCGCAATCCCAGTCGAACCTGATTCTCACAACGGGCGGACTTGAAATTTCACCTAAGTCCTTGACGTAAACTGCGGTTGTCTGAATCCCGGCTAGATAAGCATCGCCGAACTTGAGCGCATAAATCGAGCCACAGACAGCGCCGGATGAACCGACCGTCTCGTCAAAATCGAGGATCACGCTGTTCGAGTTGTCCTTGTCGAGGATACCGATAGGAATTCCCGCATATGTCGGGATTTTGTAGCCGAAAAGAGCGGGGTCGGTAAATCCGAACTGTGTCGAACCTTTAAACAGATGTTCGACTTGCCGCCACATCGCCTTGCCCATAACAACCATATCGGGCGTGCCGTCCACTCCGTCGATGACACGGTGGAAGATATTCTCCGTGAGGTCTGCGCTGGTAGTCCCAGTATAGTCGGCATACAAAAGCTGGCCGCTTGCCAGCGTAAGCCGCTTGTTCAAACCGTCGAACTGGGCAACGTAGGTTGCTTCATCACCGTCAATGAACATCTTGTCGAAATACCGGGCCATAGCCTTGGTCTTCATGTCGATGTCCACCTGACGCCGCTTCTCCCCGAACCGTCTAATCAGAGCGATGTCGGTATCGATTTCACCGCCCAGGATCTTGACCTTTTCGACCTGGGGCAGGATCACGCCGCTAGCGGGCGTGTATGCGGCATTGACATTTCTGAAACCGACAGACGGGAGCGTATATTCTTGGTTGTAGCTGATTGCGCCTTCGGAAACCGGCTGAAAGGGTAAAACCCCGAGTACCGGCGATCCGCTCGCAAACGTCTCAATGACGCCGCGCGATAGACCGTTTTTTTCCAGCTTGGCGTATTCAAGCAGGGTCATTCCGTATCCCATTTGTTACTCCTATTTTTGAAGTTACTTTTTTCCTTCTAAGTACTTCGCAATGCGCTGAGAAGGTGTTAAATTCTCATCGCTTCCTCCGCCTCCCCGCTGTCCGGGCTTATAGTCTTCGCGTCCACCGGCGCCGCCTTCCCCGGCGGGCTTAAAAAGATACGGCTTGGCTTTCTTCAGGGCCACTACCGCCTCCTTGACGCCCTCGACTTGACTGAAATCGTCGGAAACCTTTAAGTCCTTTTGGGACACGAGCAAGATGTCCCCTGGATCATTAATTCCCTCTCTTACCGCCTCAATTTGGAGGTGCCAAGAGACGGCCATCTGCTTAAATTGTGAACGTATAGTTTCCTTCTCAGCCTTTTCCGTTTCAGCGAGTTTTTGCCATTCGCCCTGTTTCTCAAGAGCCTTTTTCTCCGCCTCTTTTTTATCATCCTCAATTTTTTGGACTTTAAGGCGAAGTTGCTCTACCTCTTTGGTTACAGCAGCTTTTCCCCTGAGAAGATGGGCAATCGCATCGGGATCTTTCATGATCTCGGCGATTTTCGGATCGACCTGGCCTTGATCGTCCTTTTGTTGGCCTTCCTGACCAGACTTATCTTGACCTTTAAGATCATCCTTTGTCTGGCCTTCCTGACCCTTTTTTTCTTCAGCCATAAAAATTCCTCCTTATTGATTTCCGGGGGTGAGGTGTGATGGAATAGAAAAGGCCCGTTAAGTATCGGTCGCATCTCTCATTCATCACACTACCTCCGGTATGGGCTCGGGCGGGGTTGCAGCCTCGCCCGTTACCTTCTATCTATCGTTTCTTTCTTCCCTTGCCCTTGCAGATATGCATATGTTTGAACGCCTCGTATTTCCGCTTGGCTTCCTTCGATTTGAAACCGCGCGCGCCTTTTCGTTTCGGCATGTTACCTCCTGCCTAAGAGCTTTTGAATTTCATCGTCGAAATACTTTTTGCTTAAATTTAAAACCGCCGATTTGGAGAGGTCCATGAATCGTCTTTGCGGCGGACGGCCCGCTTTTGGTCCACCCAGGTTATGAAATTGAGCGATGAGCACCTTTTTTGTTACTTCGACTTTGCCGTGCGAGGGAGAAATAACTTCGGTCTTAATTGAATTCATCATTTCTCCAGTACGTTTTAAATTCGGTCTTCCCGTAGCCGTCATACCCGTTTTCTTTTTTTTATATGCCTTAGAATATGGCGCAAAACTTTTGCCTTTATAATCAAGGCCCAGGGCTGTCTTTACGAGGATTGTATTCTTTACATCCTTGACGATATTCTCCATCGGCTTCGGAGACTTCAAGAATTCCTCGACGGACTTCAGCATCTTCATTGTGTCGGCGATTCCCTTGATCTGCATCGTGATTTCAGGCATTAGTCCTCTATGAATTTATATATTGATTAAGTCGCCTATGATAATTAGCATGACTACCACTGCTTGAAAATATAGCCAGATTTTCCGGGATATTATTCATAGGATTTGTGTCAATATGATGAATAACCTCCGTTCGAAATATCGGTCGACCTATCTTCTCTTCCATTACCAATCTATGCTCTAATACAAAACCTTGACGATCCGCTTTTACGTGACCCGGCGCGAATCGCATAATATATTGACCATTCATTTTTGTGTCTGGCCCACGGTTTGCATTTCCTATTTTTTTCCTCGTTTCTTCGGTAACAATTTTTCCCCAGTGTGGATTTTGATTGCCCTTCATAGATTTTTCATATGCAATACTCATACATTTTTTAGAACAATTTCTCCGTCGCTTTATAAGACAAGGCCAAGTCATAAAAGTTTTCCCGCAAACATTACATATTTTCTCTATCATTATTAATCCTCGATTTTCATTTCTTCTATTTTTTGTTTTAAATAAGATAATATCTTTTCAAAGGGCATAGTATAAATTTCTTTGGGAAGTTTTTTCCCGCTCGTTAATTCATAATAACGTTCCATCAATTCCTTTAGGCTCAATTCACGCGGCCCGATGTCCACGATCTTGCGGATATCCGCATCCTCATCGCCGCGCAACTTCACCTTGTCACCGATGGCGGGTAAGTCGGCAAGTGCTTCGTTGGGGACAAGAACACAATGGCAATCATCCTCACATACACGTCCGGATGATCCGGGCAGTCCCCATTCCGAAGACTCCCACTCCTCGAACGTCATGCTCTTGGCGTTGCATGCGACACAATCTGGACAAGGATTATGGCTCAACACAACGTTCGTCAATGGCACGTCCGTTCCGCGTAGTTGTTCGATATCTTTAAACGCCATCCTATTTCCTTATCCCCCGTAAGTACGCCGTTATAAACAACTTATTGACCAGCCCCGCAACCTCGCGCTTGATATCCTTGTTCAGCTTTTCCCGATTGAAACTCCAACGCGAAAACTCTTTCTCCTTGAGATTCTTCAATGCCGCGTTATCCATCCCCATCATTCGATTCTCGACGATGAAGATTTTGGTCTGTTCGACATACGCCCGCATGAGCGCCGCCGCCTTTAATCGGAAAATCTCAAGGAAATTGTTTTTCATGCAGATAACCTTATGAAAATCGCCGGGATCGGAGCGGCGGTTATCATCGCCAATCCCGCAGTGGGGAACGTGCCCGGCAGGACTCCGTAGGCGAGCGTGGCATAAAGCCCGTAGTGCTGAGCGGTTCCTAGAGCCGCCGGATGGCCGAGAATGTTGATGACCCCGGCTACGGGAATACAGTAAATCGCGGGGGTCGCTGCACAAACGATGACAAGCCAATAAAGCGTGTTCGCCGCCAGGGCTTGACTGATCGTGATCTTCTTCGCTCCAGTCGAAGTAACGTCAATCGTCCCCGCGTCGAGCAGAAGATTCCCCGGATAACAATTTCCGTCGTCGGCATAAATGCCCAGCCGGGCGGTCGTCGTGCTCAGCGTGGAAACATAGACTCCGATTCGATCAAGCGTGATGGCTTTCGGACAAATAAACGGCATGGCGTAGATTCGGTTGGCCGTTAAAGCCGACCCCGACAGAGCGGTTCCCGCCTTCGGCGACGTGAACCATGCCTCGTAATTCGTCACTCCATACTTCCGGTAGAAAAAGAGGTCTTGCGTCGCACCCCCGCCTCCCGCGTGCGAGTGCAGGGCAGTCTCCGCCCCGCCTACAAGGGCGGCGTGTCCGATAGACTCAACCTGATTCGCCATTCTTAGACCGCAACGTCGTCGTATTTCGCCTCGAGCTTGGCGTCTGCCTTTCTCTCAATCGAGATAACCCTGAACTGACCGCTTGTCGGATCGGTCTTGATGTATCCTCGTGCCGTATCCGTCATTGCATCAAGGTTCGACTTCGCTACCCCCGAAGCAAGTTTTGCAGCAGCAACCTCACCGTCTGCTATCGGTCGGGCCGCCGCAGCTACCGCAGCCGCCCTTGTGATCTGAGCCGTGGCTGAATTGATTTTGCCGACAATCTCATCGTCCGTGTAGCTCGCAGCATTCGGATCTAAAGTCATCGTTTGAATTGCCATCACGTCCTCCTATTGGCCATCGTCGTATAAAACGACTAACTTACCCTGATTATTCACATAAAGATTCCTTACTGGAAAATAACCGACTGGAGGAGTGCTCAATGGATCTCCCTTATCACCCTTCTCCAATAAATTAATAATCATCGGCTCTTTCTCAATAATTTCTGTCCTTAAAAGTAATTTGTCCGATATTAAGACTTGGATATCCATGCTTATGATATTTCCCGTCTTAGGCTTTCGATGATTGTCACCCGGCCCATCAAAATCGTTATAACATTATCCTGCATATCCTTTATCCGAATATCATAGAGATAAATTCCCTCAAGATTCCGGGTTTCAATACTGGAAACGGCAATTTGAGTTTTCCCGTGTGTTGGGTCTGAATGCTGTGTTATGTCTTTTTTAATTCCCGCTACTTCATCCGCTTCATTAATTGATTTCTTCATTGTGAAATATAATATCCAACCACTGATATCAACGGCAACGGCATCCCTTAATATCTCAAGTTCAATAAGTTTTGAGTCCCCGCGAATGAATTCCAAATCAATTTTTGAGATCACCTTCACTCCCTATTTCTTTTTCTCGACCTCTTTCGGCGTTGGCTTCGGCTCCTCTTTCGCCACGGGTTGCTGTGCCTGCTGTTGAGGCATCGGCACCAGCCGCCCTTGCTGAAGGTTGAAGTTTAGAAACTGCGCCAGCGACTGCCCGTTCACATCGAGCTGCCGAATCGTCCGGTTGATAAGCCCGACCTCTTGCCGCTGTTTAACCACCGCGAAGACGGCGATAACCGCCAGTACCACGATGATGACCCATTTCAAACTAATTCGCTTTTCCAAAAGGCTCATAATGCTTTATCTCCTTTATTTTCCAATATGAGTATCGAGTTTGCGCTCTACTCGATCAACGCTAGTCTTGAGGCCAAGAATCGCTTCCGATTGTGCGGCCACGGTTTCCGATAGATTCCCTAGTTTTGAGATAACGACCTCGAGCTGGAATATCTTCGCGTCGCTGACAATCTTGGCTTGGCTGGCTGCTTTTCCTGTGACATTTGCTATGAGTGGAGCAAGAGCTTTGTCGGCGATTATGTATAAGGCCATTGAAACCATAAAAACGATCTGAATAAGTTTTCCATTGATACGCGATCCATTCATGGTCATCTCATTGCTCCTTTACTTTATGACCAACTTTCCCCCCGCCTCTATTACGATCTTCGCCCCGGCCCCAACCGTAGCCTTCGGATAATTTTCACCTTCCCCCCTCAGCGGATGCGGGTAGGTGTAGGGCGTGTAGTATGTCTCCCACGTTGTCGCGCCCGTCGCCCGGTAGAGCGTCGAGGTATCCGTTGCCCAATAGCCGACACCGATGGTCAGGCCGGACGATGGGCGGGCAGAGAGGAGACCGACGCCGACGCCTTGACTTCCATTAAAAGTTGCATACTGATACCAATAATCAACATTCACCAATGGCACATATCGGCCCAAGTCCGAATAATAAAGCGGCGAACCGGAAACAACGACCGCTATGGAATTTCCCGTTCCATTCAGAAGATTATTCCAGAAATAAGAATCTGAGATGTGTTGGGGTTGTCCGTTCGGTGAATTGGCCGGAGGATTCAGGGAATCAAGATATTCTTCCTCGACCTCAGTATCTACGGCCGACGCACCATTGACGGTATTGTTATAGCACAGCGATTTCCCGCCGCGTTGTTGAAAAATATCAACCCCGTAACTTCCAATGGTTAAAGTATTATTATATATTTCCACGCCCATGACTGAATTGCAGGCCGACGGTTGATTGCCATGAGCATCATGCCAAGGATACAAACCGCCTGTACAACTTGTGGCGTCGTAGATATTATATCTTGAACACCACCGAGCAGAATCGGCAGACCGAATAATGCATAATCCCGATCCACCGCCGATGAATGTATTGTCCTCGAAATACCACATATCCGCCGTCCCGAAGTAGAAGTTCCTAACGCTCCATTCGGGGTCATATCCGTCAACGCTTTGATAACCGCTATCGAAAATATTATTGTCGGCAACGCCCCAGATCGCCCCATGCAAGGCAATCGTATGGCGAGGCCCGTCCCCGGTCGTGGATACGTTGTAAACCCTATTGTGATCCACGCGAACCTGGGTGATCGGAGTAGCACCGCTTATATGAAGGAATATTCCGTAGCATTTGGCCGCGCAATTAAAAGTAAAGCCCGATAAGCGGAATGGCTCATTCAGTGCCGGAGTAGCGGGTTCATAAGAGATAATAAAGCCGCTCGTATTTAATCTGTCTCCACTTCCCGTATAATTACTCGTAATATTTGTACTTCCAATTCCAGCTCCAATAATATAAAGACCTTTCGTAATGACAAGGTTTGTATCCCATGTCGCTGATCCTGCCGGGACACTAACCGTATCGCCTGAACTTGCGGCGGTGATGGCCGTCCCGACATCCGCCCGACTACAACTGGCCGCCGTATGGGTATCGGCAAAGAGGGGCGAAAAGATTAGAACGAATAAGATCACGGCAATAAATTTTTTCATAGGATCATCAGCCTCGCTTCTCCTATGATAATCAGGATATTATTTATCATCGCCGCTCCTCCGGCCGCGATATATTCATCTGCCCCGATGTCCCATGTGCCTGAACGCGTTTCTCCGTCAATATCCGTCGTGAAATTCATCGGTGCAGCATCGCCTGATGTATCCGTCCCCACTCCGATTAGGGCAGAACCCAATGGGACATGATAATCCGCCGTTGCGTAGGTGACATTTGTAAAATTCGTCGTGTTAAGAGCGATGCTTTTAGTCACCCCTGCCCTGGTCGCGGCATCCGATGACATACAGGTTGTACAGGTTATCCCGGAACCGACGCCGTACCAATCCTCGGTAGTGCCACCTCCAGCATAAACATTTTTCGCAGTTATTGTCCCGGCTAAACATCTTATGCAATAATCTCCGCTGATAATCGTAGAGCTATAAAGAGACATTGTTGTCGTCGTTCCATTTTGAAGAAGTGCGCGGGTATTTGTTGTTCCAAATCCGTAGACGACGCAGTTATAAACATAATAGTTACAATCAGTTCCTTGGCTTGCTATCCCATAAAAACCGTTGCTACTTGTATTCGGACCCTTAATAATATTATTGGATATGACAATTCGATTGGCCCCCGTTGATAAGGCCCCGGTTCCGCCAATTCCATATACATTTGCAGTATCGGTTACTGATATTTGAAGTCCGTCGATAGTAACATAATTATCTTCAACATCAATTCCAATCCCCCCCGAAACCGCAAGGATATATTTACTGGTTGACCAGATTCCCGCATGGCGAGCTGGAGAAACCGTGTAAATGTTCACATAGTAGACCGCACTCGTCGTGAATCCATCAATGACTACCGCCGTCGTGTCCGCACTTGACCATGTTCCGCCTATTTCAATATTTAAAATCCCTGCCATCGCGGTTAAATCGGCATTGGCAACAAGTTCCCCTGCTATCGCTCCGGCTAGGGTTGTGTAGGTTCCACCCGTCGGCTTGACGGTTACGGATTTGTCGGCGGCTATATTTCCGTCTGGAGAAAGACCGTGAATTGTATAAGTTACATCATGGTCGGCCCTTAAAACATATTCAGTAGGCCAAAGTGAATACTGACTTAAACCTACATAGGGCCCTTGGGGTTTATTTATGGCCCATGCCGGAGCCATCAGCACCAGGACAAGCGCGAGAATCGCTACTAGGCGTTTCATGTTATTCCTCAGTCCAGGTCCCGTTCTTGCCTACCGTTTGCCATTCATTCGCTTTGACGCAGACCAGGGCAAGCATATTGCCGATAGTCGCAGCACCCTGGAGATAGTCGCCATTTGCCGATGTGCCGATTATCCGGTCATTCCCATTCGGATCAACCGTGATCGTGAAGGCATCGGTAACGAAAAAGGTCATGCTCATCCCAACGACAGCCGCCGGAAGGTCATAGTGAGTATCACTATCATTTCCCGCATTGGTATAAATCTGGCCCAAGCAGGTTCCGGCTGCGGTCAAATCGACAGTCGCGTTGTTGCCCGAGTTCACCGGAATGATTTTCTTATATACCCCGGCAAAGGTGGGTGTAGAAGCGATTGCTAGGTTTTGATCCAGGGTACAATCCGCCGAGACAATAAACTGCGTCGTCCCCAAATCCATCTGAATCTGGTTCGCGGCCGGAGTCCAGGTCAAAGTTTGGGCGGCAGCCATGACGCCGACGGTTTGAGTAAAAAGATCTCCAGAAGCATCGGATATGCTAAAAACCCCAGAGACCGCACCGCCTGGACCAGCAACCTTAAATGCGCCCGTCCCGGCCGGAGTAACAATAACATCAAGGTTATCCGCGCCCGTCCCTGCTGTCTCTGCTGTGATGTTCAATGAGGTTCCGGCTACTCCGGTGATTGTTAATCGCTCATAGTTCGTCAACGTCCCGAAAGCGTCGGCGGTGTTATAGACGCGGAAAATCTGTTGAGTTGCTACGTTCCGAAGTGCCAGGACATTGGCTGCGTCGCGCCCAAAGATGACATCGGAACTTGTGCCGATAATAACTCTGCCCGTTTGCTCATTGATAGTAAGAGTTCCCGTAAATATAGGGCTCGCGGCGGGAACGGCACCCAAAGACGTAAACATTTGGGCAAATGTTTCCCCCAAGAGGGTCTGTGCATTCGCTGAGGGAGTGATCCCGGCATAAGTGGTGAGATCTGAATCAGCCGCTTGGGCTCCTATCGATGCTAGCATCTGAGCAAATGTTTCAGCTAGAAGTGCCTGAGCGTTTGCAGACGGGGTTATGCCAGCGTAGGTTGTTAGATCAGCATCATAGGCCTGGACGTTCGTCCCGATCACAAGCCCCAGGTCCGTCCTGACCTCGGCGTAGGTCCGGGGGACCAGGGCACTTGTGTCGTTGCCCTTGAGGTAGCTATTGGCCGCGATTGTTGCTAGGCCCGTTCCGCCCTTCGCCGGTTTAAGAAGGCCGCCCGTCGCCCAATTAGCCTCCACCATATCACCCGTGCCGGAGGCGGTTACCCAAGTCGCCAAGCCCGTAACTGCGACATAGGATAGCATCTGCCCGTCTGTCGCATCCACCTTGCTGACATCCTTTATGTCCTTTAGTTTGAACAGGACGGGCTTAAAACTCTGGCTTTCGAGAATGAAAGCAAACCCGATGATGAGAAGAAACGCCAGGAGTGCCTTATGTAGATTTTTCATCCTTGCCTCCATTAAAAGCTAAGCGTCACGTTGCAGGCCGTGAGCGCAACACCCGCGTCAACGTTCTGGATCGTGCTGAGCCTAAAGTGCGATACGCCTACCGCCGGGACCCATTCCGCATAGCGCACGACATTCGATACCGCCGTTTCGTTCGTGGCAACCTCGATTCGTTGGATATAGGCAGTCGTCCAGGTTGTCCCACCGTCGTTTGATCCCTGAAACTCGAAATAGACCTTAGCTGCTGATCCCGTCGTGCGCGTGAAGGTCACGGTCATAAGCACCAAGTCCTTATCTCGCGGAATGCTGATGGGAACGCTTGTGAAATGCGTGCCGTTGACAAGGGTTGTACTCGTCCCACAATCGACGGCAGCCGCCAGAAAATTCCCGCTATAGGTCCGGCCCCCGAATAACAGAAGCGGAACCAAAACCAAGAGTAAAAGCGCGATTCGTTTTTTCATCCTAAAACCTCCCCGGCGAATTCCTTGCCGATTTTCGCGGCCTGCAATATCTCCGGCCGAATATCCTCTAATAGCCTAGCGATATATTCGCTAATATATTTTTGGCTGTCTTTGCCGAATAGCCGATCATCCTCAAGCAGAAGAAACCTCATGCCTGCCTTCTCAGCAGCATCATTCTCAAGCTGCTGGACGGACCGGATCGTTGAGCGGAGGTTCAATGTACTGTCTCCCCTTCTTTTTTCTCTAATTCTTTAAATTTTCTTTGAACAAAAGGGCAACCAGGAGGAATATCCGTCTCACCCGTCTCTATAAAATGCTTAAAAAATGGTTCCATCATATAGCAGTAGTTTTTATGTAGACAGTCAAAACAAGATTTGAAAGTAAAGTTTAAAGTCTCCATTATTTCACCTCTCCTACGAATGGATTCTCCGTCCCCTTGCCCTGCCCTTCCTTCTCCGTGTTCTTCATAATAAAATTCAACGCCTCATCCAGCGTCGGATGCGCCTCCCTTAACTTGCCGAGCTTCTCCAGATTCTTGATGATCTCTTTCTCCGCATCATCCGCGCTCTTGATATCGGGATTGAACTTCTGGTAGAACTGTCCGAGCCCGATGATCCCCGACTTCAAGCGTTTCATCTCCAAGTCGATCTCATAAACCGGATCCTCCGGAAAATCGATCTCCCCGAAGTCAATTGCAAATTCCGCTTCCTCCGGTATCTTCTCCCAATCAATCCCCTCTGCCCCAACGTGCGCGTTGTTCACAATCCGCGTCTTCTTGAACAAATCTCCTTCTGAATTGCGGTAGATCGGGAGTTGCTCTTCGCGCAGCTCGAGGAGCGCCCGATTTTTGATCTTGAGCGCCCGGCCCGATGTCTCGCTCACGCTCATACTCCATTGATCGGACGATATCCCGTAGTTGTTGACCAGCGAGTTGACCTGATAGACAATCGCGTCCCTGAGCTGATTGAGATTGATCTGCATATCGAGCAAGCCGATCTCCGCATTCTCACCGGATGCCGTATACATATTCAATGGGTCAAAAACTTGTTTATTTGGAACGTCTACTTTGTCCCCGATAATATACGGCTGCTTAAATGAGCAGACCTTGAAGTAATAATCGAACAGCGTCATCTTGATCCCGGTCAAGATTGTGCCGTTATAAAGATCCCGACCCGAGTCCTGGTCCCAAAACGCTTCGTCCGGCTCCTGCTTGTGGAAGAAAACAAACGGCAGAATAAACCGCCCGCGCTCATCCTTATATGGATAATTCCCTGGATCATAAATGTCTTCCTTGACGCGTA